TATAGATTTCCTTTGCCATACTCAGCCATATCTCACCGCAGCGCTTCATGCCCTTGGCAAAGTTGCTCATGTAGATGAAGGTCTGCATGTCGACACGGGTTTGGATTAACTCCACCGCTTTGCCTGAAACGCCCGAAACCATCTTGTCTGCACCCTGCGGGTTGCCCAAAATGTCCTGCATATCCTGTTCGGTGATCTGCAACAGCGCTGCCATTGCTGGCGGGATTGCTGCCGATTTCGTATAAGCAACAGGGCCACTTATGGTTGTCGTCCCATCCGGTCCAGTAACAGGGTTAATCAGCAGGTAGGGGTAATCCCGTAGGTTGTCTTCAGCCCACATCACTTGATGCCCTGCGACCTGCTCAGGGGTCATGATGGGCTTTTCGATGCTGGACAGTGCGCTAATCTCACCCAGCTTGGAAAGCTGCATGTTCTTTAGGCGCTGGGCATCCTTGGCTAGACGCACCGCACCCATGCAACGCTCGATGTTGTCCACAAACCACCGCTTGCCGTAGACCACCACAATCGGTATGCACTTACCGGCAATGTAGCCAGCATCTTCGAGAACCTTGCCGCCCGACATGATGTACTTGCGAACACGCATGCGCTTGACTCGTTTCTGCCGAACTTCCCTTGTGCCGATAGCCATTAGCGTTTCTTCTAAGGTTTCATCGTTTACAAAGTCGGTCTGGGTGTAGCGTTCCTCAGTTCCGTCAATGGCTTGGAAAATACGGATGGTCTCTGTCTTTTCTTCAAGTTTGTAGTATTCAGCAACAAACACAATGTCAGGGGTTGACCAGTCAAACTCGTACTGATGGATGATCTTAGGCCAGTCCGTTGGGTCATCGTTGTAGATTTCTTTGTAGCTGTCGCGGGTCATGCTGGTGACCACAAAGCAGAACTTGGCGTCTGACTTATCCTGTCGCTTGGCGTTCAGGTCAAAGAATACGGAACTATCGGCATCGTAGATCGGTTCAAAGCGGATGCGCTGGCGGTCATTCTCATCGTCTTCTTCGTCTTCGTAGACCGTCCGCAGCCGCCACGCCCCGATGCCACCGCCAACAGCCTCTTCAAAGGCGTTGTCGTAAGCCTCATCAGCCACCGATGCCTGTTCGTCAGCACGATAAAGCCCATCGCAGACTTCTGCCAGCTTGTCGTTCTCTGTGCCATCCTTGCTCACATAATCAACGGTGATGCGGTTATTTCGGTATTCGTTAACGATGCGAATGACTGCCAACATGATCTTGTTGACTTCAAACTTTGGCTTGTTTTCGTATTGGTCATAAAGTGGGCCTTCCCACTGAGCACCACAAAGGGAATAGAAACGCCGGTCTTGCAGACATTGCAAACGTTCATCCCGCAGCGCAGTCTGAATGTCGTTGAACTGCCTCAGCGCATCAGCATGCAAATTAGAAAGGCGTTGGTCGTTGGGTATTCGTGCCATGTTTGTCCTTTTGGGGCGATTATCTACCAGCGTTTGACATTGGGCAATGGCGTGAATATAGCCGGTTTTGTGACCGCTGCTCGCCTGATGCCCTCACAGGCATATCGCAAAGCATCAATAACATGGTTCTTTTTGTCCTCAAGCTGGGGCAAGATTCGTCCTGTCAATGGGTCAGTTTTGTAGCTGTACAGACTCAATTCGTCTATTGTGTGAACGCAGCGAGGGTGAACCACGATGTCGTAGTTCTTCAGGAACTCGATGCCTTCCTCAACCGATTTTGGTCCTTTGACCGCTGTCATGATCTTAGGAAAGCCGTTGCGCTTCATGTGGCTGATGGTCTCTGGCCTTGCCGAATCTGCAACGATAGGCCATTTCTCAGCCTCTGGCACTTGCATGAACAGCTCTGGCGTATTGACAATCTCGCAGCCCACCATGTACGCCTCGTGGTCGATGTAGAGTGTGCGCCCGATTATGTGGCAGCGCACCAATACAGTCGGGTCAATTGAGAAACCCCAGTCAGCACCCAGCCTGTGGATAACTTCTGCTGGGGCTTCAAAATCGTCAATCTTCCAGTTTCTAAACACCCTGCTTGTGCTGTTCCGCAGGTATTGACCCATCCAAACATGCTGGTACTTGTCAGGGTCACGCCGCTTGTCGTACTCCATTTCGTCCTTCAGGACTTGAGGAAACCAAGGGTTGTCGCCAAAGTTGACCTTAATCACTGCAGCATCGGTTGGCGGCTCTGGCCCACGCAACAGAAAATCTACAGGGTCAGACTGCTGCCGAGGATTCCAAGTGAACCACAGTTCAGAGTCAGGCTTGCGGATGGTTGGTCGCAGCAGGTCAAGGCTTGTCTGGCTTAGCGTTTGGGCTTCCTCAACCCAAGCACAGTTGTAGCCCTCCAGCGATTTAATGCTGTCGGCTGTGTGATTCTGCATACCCTGAAAAATAATCCCGCCATCGCCCTTGCGGGACTTGATTACGGCATCCTGTACTTCAAAGTAAGCGCCAGCGTTCATTGCCTCGATCTTAGTCTCCAGCAGCCTTTTGACAGACTGATTGAGTGATTTCTGTATCTCACGGACGCAAACGCTGCGCCGCTTTTGGTCAATGATGTGGCCTTCAATCATCATTTCGGCAAACATGTGGGACTTGCCAGAGCCTCGACCACCCCATGCGCCTTTGTATCGGGCAGGTTCTAGCAAGGGCAGCACCCACGCTGGGGTTGCCAAGTCCAGCACATCATTCATGCTTGACAATGGTTCTCCTTATTTCGCGGAACTCTAGGGGCGCACCGTCTGCCCCTGTCACCTCATGCTTTTGGGTTTCTGCCCAGCGCATCTGGGTCTTGCTCCACCAGATTGCTGCAGTCGTGTCGCCAGCCATCACCTTGCTGAACAGGGTCTTACCCACTTGGGCATTGGCCTTTGCCTTGCCTGACTGCAGCTCTGCGCTGAAGTGCGCCCGTAGCGTATCTACGCTGATTCCATCTCGCACCAGAGCGCCTATCTGGTCAATCGGCAAGCCGTAACCGGACAATGCTTCGACCTGTTTGCGCTCGGCTGCTGTTGGCTCAAAGGCTGGTCTGCCAGCGCCTTCCCGTGCACCGCCATAGTTTAGGTCGTGCTCTTTAGTTGGCACAATTTTTGTATTCTTGTTTTTAAGAATGGGTTTTTCAAGTTTTGGCATTACTTCACCTTAGGTAAAAGCCATTGGTCAATCACTGCGCGAGCAACCTGTTCAGTCATTTTAGGAGGAACACTCATCCCAATCATGTACTTGCCGATCTTGTCTGATTTAGCTTGGTAGTCATCAGGGAATGAGCCAAGACGTTGCCACTCACGATAAGTTAATTTTCGGCACTTATCCCAATGTCTACTGCAATCTGTTGCAGTAATTGTTGATGCTGGTCTTTGTTTGTTTAGTCTAATTGTATTAAAACCTGATGGCTTGCCTTTTAACCTTAACCATTCATCAGCATAGCTATTTCCTGGTCTAGTTCCCGGCCAAAATTTAATATCTGTTTCTGCTGGTTTTGTTTCTTTTATTTCGTTAACAGTTAAAACTTGTAAATCTTGTGTTGCTTCACCAGCGCTAATCCATCGATGTTTTGGTGCAAGTTGTAAAAGTGGAACTTCAATGTCATCACGAATAGCCACAAAGAAAACCCGCTCACGTCTTTGTGGAACACCACAATCAGCACCATTCAACAAGAACAACTGTGGACGATAACCCAACTCTTTGAACCGTGCCATTACCAGCTTTGTATAACCTTTGGCATTGCCAATCAGCATTCCCTTAACGTTCTCAGCAATGGCTACCTTTGGCTTGAGCTTCCCTACCAAGTCAAGATAATCAAAGAACAAGTCAGATAGAACTTGCTTTGCTTGGCCTTCTCGAAAATGCTTATCTTTGCCCCATGCCTTCTCTCTGCTGCCTGCCATGCTAAAGGTAGAACAAGGTGGAGAACCATCAAGAATGTCTAAGTTATAAAGCTCTTCTGGCAATTCCTTTTCCATCAATTCACCAATAGGACAAAGGAAATAGTGCTTGGGGTTGATGTTTAACTTGTAGTGCCAAGCCATCTCTGGGTCAATGTCATTGGCTGCAATTACGTCACAACCTGCGCGTTTGTAGCCCATGCTAGAGCCACCACCACAGGCAAAGGTGCTCATCACCTTTAATCCGTTTTTAGGAACAGAAGCTAAGTCTGCAAGGTTCCATGCGCAATCTGGTTTATTTATCATCATCAAACTCAAATCCACATTTAGGGCATTGATGTCCCATATTGTAGTCATCTGGGTCAATTTCTTGCGTGCTTGAATCAGGATATAAATCTTTTTCTTTAAAAGTTAATCCAGCAATTTCTCCAGCACTATAACCAGTTAAGTCAAGGTCAAAGCCAAGGTCTTTAATTTCAGCCAACTCAAGCGCTAGCATTTCATTATCCCAACCAGCATTCAATGCTAATTTATTGTCAGAAATAATGTAGGCGCGCTTCTTAGCATCGGACCATCCTTTAGCTACCATTACTGGAACTTCGGTTATGCCTAGCTTTTGGGCTGCTAATGTACGGCCATGCCCAGCAATGATGCCGCCTTGCTCATCTACCAAAATAGGTGTAGTCCAGCCCCACTCTTTGATGCTTGCCGCAAGCTGGCCAACCTGCTCATCGCTGTGAGTGCGTGCGTTCCGTGCATAGGGGATAAGTTTATTTATCTTCCACTTTTCAACTTTATCTGCTGGGTTCATAGTGTCCTTAAAAAAAAGGGCCGAAGCCCTTAAAGCTGGCAACTGCTTGTCAGCGCCCCTATTCTGCTATTAAAGGTATAGGTATGTCAACAGGCCATCGCCCACTATTGGTCAGCGCCCGAACAGTTTTATGGTGCGCGGCCTTCCAAGTTAGCTGTCTTTCGTCTTTTGATAATTTTGCCCCTGCATCAATCTCATAATGGCATCTGAGGCACAGTGCAGCGACAAGGTTGTCATCAGCCTTGATGCCCCTGCCTTTGCCGCCTCCCCAGTTGCTATGGGCAGCTTGAACCATCTCACCAGACCCGCAGCATTGACAGTCAAGGCTTGCCACCAGCTTTAACAGCTTTTTGCTTCTGACATAGGG